GTAGATGATGTTCCTTGGCTCTGCCTTTAGAGATTTTGGCGGCAGATAAATGATGGTGATATAACTCATCTCTACTAGTCGGTACGCCTGGATGTTGATCCGAGCCTTCCGCCACACCTTGCTGATCATGATTCTTGAACAGACTGTTGCATTTTGGGCAACGATTTTGTTCTGGTGTTTGAGCGAATGCTCTTAGGCTTATACCAGTATCTCTACCTGGATGATCGGCAAGTCCATGTTTAGGTGTTTTTAGATGAACTTTTTCGGAGCCTTCCGCCACACCTTTTGCTTTTAGATGCATATCCCTAGTCTTTATGTAACGCTTTTCTTCTTTGTTGCCTAATTCCATATCGCCTTGATTATAGTGTCCCAATGCTCTACCTAGATGTTTGGCAGCAACAACATCTGGATGTTCTTTGCCTTTGATAGAACGCTTGATACCTTTTACAACATCACCGAAGCCTTCTGCCATACCTTGCTGACCATAATCCTGTGACAGGTGATCAAACACACGGTTTAGAATCTGTTCAAAATCATCATCTGGATGCAAGCCTTCTTCACCAGAAACATCGTTATACATTCGTTGAACAATTTTGCCTGCTTCAGTATTAGATGACATTAAGTCATACAATGCATCAAAATCTTCGTTAGCAACAATATCACTTAATACTTGAGTTGAGTCCTCAGTGCCTTCTGCCATATCTTGCTTCTTAGCATAAGGGCAATCTGGTATATGAATTGCTTTGGGGTTACGAACGCTAGGATGAACGGCGATACCACAATGACAAGTATAATCTTTTGGCATTGGTGTGCCTTTATTCCAAACTGGATCTTTTTCTTCTGAGCCTTCCGACATGCCTTGAGTTTTAACATTAAATGTTGGTACAGTCAGGGACTCATACTCACCAATATCAACCACATAAGCATCTGAAGAGCCACCTTTACCAGCAACATATCTAAGAATTTTGCCTGGCACCATTTTGCCTCTGTGTGGAACAGTTACCTCTGTGCCACGAGCAAGAATACTTTCAGTGCCTTCTGCCATATCTTGCTTTTTATCCTTTCCTGGCCAACGATTGACTTCATGATTACACTTAGAATTGGAACAATGTAATACTCCGTCCCAATCATCATGGATACTCGTTTCTGTATAATTTCCCTTTTTACATTTCGCACAATTAGTACCCATTCGGTCTTTTCCAAGTGGCCCACTCTTTCCTTGACCTTCTGCCATATCTTCTTTAGGTTCAGGTAAGCGTAATTTTTCGCGCATTTTTGGACTTACTTTTTTTAGATTTGCTTGTTGTTCTTTTTCACGCTTTGCTTTTTCTTCTGGGCTATTGGCACGCTGTTCTCTGCGATCACCACTTGAGGTACGATTGTCCATTTCTGTTACACCCTTTATATCTTGTTCTTTATACTTCTTAGCAGTTTTGGGATCTTTAACAAAACGATTGAATGCTGTTTGTGGATTACCCTTTTCTCGTTCCCAAATATCTAACCATCTAGTAGCACCATTCTTCATAGTAATCTTTAGTGCTCCTGGGCCCATAAAATCATTAGTAGTCCAACTAGCAGTTCCAACTACTTGACCTGTTTTATTATTGATGATTTCGTAATCAGTATATGTTGTATTGACATCTTGTGTGTATTCATCGGGATCACCTGGATCAAATGTTTTTTCAACATTAGTTTTCTTTAGTGAGTAGCCTTCCGATACACCTTGCTTAGGAGAAAATACAGTACCGTTATTAGCTTTACGATCATATGAACCCACGATTTCTTTATCTTTACGGGCTATTACACGGTTATGTACCTTATCATTACTAAACTTAGTATCAGCACCATGTTCTTGTCTAACTTGCGCGGCCCATTTTTTAACACTTACACCAGTTTGACCCTCTGCCATACCCCTATTAGAACTTTCGCCACCGCCACCATCTCCACTTTCGCCGGATTCTCCACTACCATAATAGCCATAACCTGGAAAGAAATATCTGCCTAAGGATCTTGAAGTTTTTTTCTTTTTTCTTTTCGAGCCTTCTGCTACATCTTGGTTGTTTATTCGGTCAACATAAGCCTGCGCTTGATCCATTGTTTTGAAAGTGCGTACTTCTTTAGTAACCCAATAACTATCGCCTCTAAGAGTATTATGCTTGAAAATCTTAACCTGTACTGTAGGCTCTTTACTGAGCATCAAATTAGCCTTTATAGTTCCTAATTTAGGTTCTTGGTAGTCCGAGCCTTCCGCCACACCTTCTTCTTTGACACCTAATATTTCAGCCATTGAATGATGTTGTGTAAACTTTTCTTTTGCCATATTAGGACTTTGTGCCTTAACACGGTATTTTTTAGTATCACCCTCTGCTGTTTTAGCTGTAATTATAAAAGAACTATTTGACTTTCCAGCAGTTGACGCCTCACTTATTTTTTCTTTCTTTGCTGTGTGACTTCTTTTAGCCATATCTGATTCCAAATGATTTTCGTTTTTAAGTTCAAATCCCAATTGACGGCGTTGTGCCCAATTCTTAAGATGCCTAATTAATCCAGTCCATGTATCATCATATGAAGCGTCCCTTGTTTTGTCGCTGGGACTATCTGCTACAGCATCACCATAGTATACTTGTAGTGTTTTAGAGCCATCGATAGAAATCCAAACCTGTCCATAATTTTTATCATCTTTAACGAAGTCAAACTTCATTACTGCTGATTCTTCTGGTACAGGGGTGACTTTGCCTTCAACATCTAGGGGTTTGGGATTATATCCTCTGACTGTTAGCAAGTTATAAAGTTTGCGGTTTAATGATTCGGAATTGATTGGCATAATGAGTATTTATCTTTATATTAATTATATACAGCAAAGAATGGTAAAGGTGCCATATATTCTTCATGGTCACGCATATGTTCCTCTAAATTTACATGATAATCGCTTAAGTGCTGCATCATTCTAATTATTAATAAACTTGCCATTACTAAGTCATCAGTATCACCTATTTTGGCGGCATAACTTCCTCCGCTGGCGACGAATGTTTTAAGCTCGCTTATCAGTGCTTTACTATTTAATGACATTTTTTTACTTTCTAATAGTGTTTTGAATTTAGCACATGCTGTTAGTTTAACCTTCTGCGTAGTATTAAACCCCTTGCGCTTTTTTCCTGCCTCGCTGAGAAATATACCAGGTATATTGCTCTCACCGTATTCATTTAATGATATTAGTGCTGCTTCACCTATTGAGTTATTTTCTATTGAATAATATAGATTATTGGGTTCATTAGTTTCATCAGCAATATGTTTGCATATTTGTGATAATAACTTTATCTGATTAGGTATATCAGTTTTATTATGACGCCATTCTCCCACTTGTGTAGTAGAATCGGCTTCAAAAATTTGAATAGCAGCAGGATCACCACCAGTGCCTAGACTAGGATCTAATCCAATACAATAAATGTGTCCCTTTTCAGGCTTCTTATACCAGCGTACTTGTCCCATTTTGCTTACAGGCTCAGTACCTTCAAGTTGTATAAGTGTGTTGGGATTTATAAGTGTTTCGTCGGCGATAATGAATTCGCAATCTATTTCTCGGGCAAACTTATCATCACCTAATTGTGCTTTCATTGAGTCAGCCCATTTCTGGTCACGGTCAGGATGTTCATCCCAAAACGCTCTATATGCCCTAAATCCATTGATACCTAATTCTGTTTTATTACCATAATCGTCCAAGCACTTGTTTGCACCTTTCCATATCAACGCGAATTGATCCTCATCACTATTTGGTGTTGAAGTTATAATTGCTTTACCACCAGTTGCCAATGTAGGAGTAATAGATGTCCAAAACATTTCAGCTATCGTGGGTCTCACGAATGCGAACTCGTCAAGGTATAGTAGTGAAATAGACATACCACGACCTGTGTTTTCAGTAGTTGTAGCTGAAACTATACGAGAACCATTTTCAAAATCAAGCGACCCTTTGTTATAGGTAGTTACACCTGCTTTTATCCAGTATGGACAGTTTTCATAAGCGTATCTAATACGCTGCATAATTTCTTGAGCACCAGTGTATTTGTGTGCTGCTATTAGAATAGTACTATCAGGAACAAACATAGCATACCATAACAAATAACCCGCAGCACTAGTTGACTTTCCTGACTGGCGAGGCATCAAGCTAATACTATAGCGATAGTCATGATATGTGTGGATTAATCGTTTTTGATATTCGTAGGGATGATAATTGATAGCACCCTGTGTAGGATGCTGTATCATAAAGAAGTTATCCATATAATATAGATAACCGTCAACCGGATCACAACACTTTATAAAGTCATCTAACGCCTTCTGGTTAGGAAATTGCGTTTGTACATAAGGTGTTTTTATTAAAGAGGTTTGTCCAGTTTTATTCATAATTGGTATTTAGTATAAAATACCAATTTCAGTTTTAATTTTTACTTTATATCAAGTGGCTTTTCTTTAGTAGCCATAACTACATAAAATTTTTCTTTTGATTTAGTAACTTTATCATTATTATTTGGATCTTTAATATCTACATCAAATTCTAGTAAATTGAAATAATCAATTCTAAAACCTGTTCTTACTAATAATGCAGCTAATTGTTCTGAACCTAAGATGCTATAATGATTGCTATTCCATTCATGTTTGCGCTCGCAGTCAGGTGCTGGAACTTCTATGAATATTTTACCATATTGTTTTAATACACGATTATATTCTATTAGTGAAAAAATTGGATAAGGACTATGTTCTAGTGCATGACGCAAGAAAATAAAATCTACACTTTCATCACTATATCCTTTATGCTGGGGTAAAAAGCTAATATCATATTGTTCTACGGTATGACCTTTGCTTTTGCATAAATCAATATCTTGTTGGGATAATGTAATACCTGCTACATTAGTATAACCCCGTTCTTTCATGCCATCTAAGAAATATCCTGGGCCACATCCAATATCTAAAATTCTTGCGTCTTTGGATAATTTTAGTGGAACTATATGTCTGTCAATTGCTTCTACTGTAAGAGTTTTGTGATACTCACTATCTCCCTCATCATAAAGATGATTGGCATAAAGCCACTCTTGGTAAAATCTAATTTTGATGGGGTCGAATACTTTATTGATATCTAACATGGTGTAATTGAAGTCCTATAGGTAATAGTATTACTTATTGCTATATAAGACTAACGAATTATTTTTTGTAGCCCTTAAACGGTTTTACAGGACTTTGTTTATTTGTATCAGCAAGTTCTTCACTATCCAAATCGCCATTATTTAAATCTTTATTTTCAAGTCCCGCCGCCTTATATGCCATTGAAAGCATATCCTGTTCTTCTTTAGTATAAGCATGTGCTGTATTATGTTTTCCTACCCAACTTTCAGCACTCATATCAATTGGGTTAACACCATCACTACAGGCAACAGCCATCATTAAACGATTTAAATCATACAGTCTATCATAACTGTCCAGCTTCTTTGAAAAAACATTTAACCCACGGGTAGATTGCTGCTGGTGTGGAGTTATCTGACCAACTTTGCTCTCTAGCATAAACTCCCTGGCTCTCATCGTTTATACCCCTTAAAAGGTTTTAGCGGGGATCCCTTATTTGTGTCAGACATTTCATCACTACTTGTATTGGCTACTTGTTTTTTACCTGATTTATTAACTTTCTTAAGTGCAGCATCTATTACTTTGCCAATACTGGGATCATAACTGACTACAATTTGATTTTCTCCCCAACTACTTTCAGCTTCAAATTCAGGCTTAAATTTATTTTGAACATTGTCATTACCAGATGTACCTCTAACATCTGCTATAGCAACACCAAATCTATATAAATCATAGAAATCTTGATTTTTTAATTCAGGAATAATATAGGCTAGAGGTAATGAATCTGCTGCCATTTGCAGGTAATCATGCATACCCTCTAACTTACTTTCTGTAATAAATTCTCTGGCTCTCATATTATTGCTGTGTCGATAAGACTAATTCGTTTTCTGTAGATAGTAAATTATCAGCAGGATATCCATTCAAGCTTATGGCTAGGCCAGGATTTTGATCTGCTATATAGAATGTGACTTGTGCGGCGATAAAGTGAAATAATGTAATATCTTGCAGTGGATTAACCATTAATCTCACATTACCCTCAAACACATCCATTTCATACCTTGTGCATGGAGTTCCATTAAATAGCGTACTATGACCTGTCCATTTTACATTGTCAAAGTTATTAGTAATAGCAGCATTTATAGTTATATTTTGGCTATCTTGGTTGTTAGGATTACTAGAATCTACTTGAATTAGTGCCTGTGTAAAACTACTAACAGGGCGTTCCCAAATAACTTGTAGTGGAGTTAAACCTACAGAATATGCTTCTGATGTATATGAATCAGTAGAGAATAATTTAGCGAAATTATTATTTATTTTCTGAAAGGCAACTCGTAACGGGTCACCTTGACCATCATTAGGTAAAGCGCCAATATTAATAACTTCTTGCTGTTGTTGTGACATATGCGGGATTCCCAAGAGTATTAGTATTTATCTTGAGTAGTTTGTTTTATAAGTTCACTTATTTAACTTATCGTAAATTGCTTTTTGCTGATTGAACCATTCTTGCCATTCTTTGACTAGGTCTGAACAATTATGATATTTTTCATAGTTAGTTCTTACGGTTTGTAAAAACTCACTGAGTAACACTGTTTCTTTATCTATCGTTTGCAGGGGACCACACTGTTCCATTAATACTTGAGGTGGGGTAGGAAAAGATGATGTAACTGGCACTGGTGTAGTACATCCTGCAATAATAAACAAAGCTACAATTAGAAGCATTCTCATTTTGAAGACCTCAATGCAGCACTATTATGATCTTTGGTATCTATCTGTGTATTAGGAGTTAGTACTTCATCTATTGACTTGTTTTGTGCGGCTGCGTTATGCACAACAATAACTTCTTTAGGTATTTCACATTTATCATTGTATTTTACAATTTCACGATCAATATATTTAGTAACGGTCTCACCTTTTTCTTTTACTACTTCTCTATTAGTTATCACTTTTGTTGCTACTACTGTATTAATTTTTTCACTTTGTACTTGTGCTTCAGCTATTTTTACTTTAAGATCAGCTACTCGCATTTCAAATTCTTTTTTAACTGCTAACCCACCTTCTAAATATACACCCAAAGTTAATATTAGTACACTTATGACTTGTATAGGCAAAGAATATTGTTTAATGAAAGGTATAAAGTTTAGCACAAAGCCTGCTAGGGTACCTATTATTCCTATTGCTAGTATAATATGGTATATCCAAGTTTGAAATTCTAATATCCACATATACTTATTTATACATAGAAGTTTTTAATCGCTGTTGAAACTATTTCTACTTCACTATCAGTAATCTCAGGATATATAGGTAAGCTTAATACGCCCCTCACTAACATTATACTTACGCTCAATAAATCAGGTTTAACCATGCTTCTAGCAAGTGGCAATTCACTCAATGTTTGCTTATAGTGAATTTTTGCTTCGATACTCATATCTTTCAAATGGCTCTTTAAAGCATCTCTATTTTCTGTATAGATAACAAATTTTTGATATGAATGTTCCTCTATGTCTTCGCTAAGACATTTTATAGGTAGATTTTTAAAACTATCCAAATAATAATTATTGATTTGCTTCCTACGATTTTGCCATTCATCTATATAATTAGTTCTGACTAAAATTTGAGCACAATCTTGTTCACTCATCTTACTATTAGTACCTGAAAATTCATAACTACCCCTACAATTATCTCGGTACAATCTAGCATAGTTGTATAAATCTTGATTATTCGTTACGATTGCACCACCATTGCCACTACTAGGTAAATTTTTAGTAGGGTCAAATGAAATTGTCATACCCAATCCTACATTACCGTCAGCAACTAACCAATGCTGTGCCCCATCAATTATTACATGTGAATGTGCTACTTCTTTATCGTGATGAGGTTTAGCGCCATATAATCCCACTAGACATAATATGTATTCGCTTCCTCCCTCAGCCTGTTCATAATCTAATATACCTTTATTATTAGTATCGCATATTTCTATTTTCCATCCTGCTTGAATGAATGAGTTTAATGTTGCAGGATATGTAATATTAGGTATTAAGGCTATTTCTTTTTTTCTGGCGTTAGGTCTAATTTTATCGTATTGATGGGCTCTGAATCTAGCAATTATTTCTAATGCTTGTGAGCCACTATGTACGGTAAGTGCGTATTTTGTTTTTGTTTTTTGTCCTAGCCAATCTTCAAATGTACTTGTGTAATGGCCGCCGACTAGAATACCATCTTTAAGTGCTGAGTCTGTGGCACTTAACAATTCATCTTTAAGTTTAGCGTATTGCCTTGCTAACCCAAAATGGGGAATTTTGTAGCCACTTGTAATAGTTTTCAAAACCTTCCTCTACATCGATTTTAGGATCATAGCCAAAGTCTTTTTTAGCTGCATCAATATTTAGTGCGCCACGACTGGGGAAATCTAAATCCTTTTCGTTAACTTCTATATTGCCTTTACCCACAATCTTAATTGCTAATTTGGCAGCATCAAGTAAAGTATGGCTATGACTTTTTGTGATGTTATAAGTTTTATTATTTGTGTTATCAGATAGCGCGGCGGTTACAATACCCTTGGCAGCATCATCTACATATGTAAAATCTAATGATTCGTTTGCACCGTTAACTTTTAACACACCATCAGCCATTGCATTTAAAATGAATTTTGCAACTACACGATCTTCAACATCTAATGGTCCATATACAGCACTAGGTCTAATAATAGTATATTTTAAATCAGATGCTCTACCATAGTCCTTGACTAGCATTTCTCCTGCTAATTTAAGGATACCATATTGTCCTTGAGGGTTGCATATAGCATCTTCTTTAATATCATCTTTGAAATCACCGTATACCATAGAAGATGAAATGAATACAAACTTTTTAATTCTATTGCGCTTACTTGTTTCTAACACATTTATTAGACCTTCAATCATAACTCTACTGGCTTTGGCAGGATCCATATTTACTAATTTTTGTCTAGGATAACTTGCTAAATGAATTACCATTTCTATGTCATGTTTTTTCATTATCCAATCTATCCAATCTATATCACCTTTGGTAACTATATCAAATGTATACACATGATTAGTTTTGATTTTTTTCGACCTGGATTCTAATAGATAGTGTAAATGAGCGTGAGGTGTTTGATTATATCCTGTTTTAGTATCTAATATAACAGGTTCATGTCCTAACTCTTCAAGATAGGCTACTACATTGTGTCCTATAAGTCCTAATCCGCCTGTTACTAAAATGTTCATATATATTTTTTCTTATTTAAAAATGGAATGATGACTTCATCTGTAAACTTCTTATGTTGAAGAGATGTGGGGTGATTATCACCTTCATTGGGATAGGGCCCATATCGTTCTATACACCATTCATATTCTCCTGTAACAGGTAGAAAATAATTAAAATCTATTTGGTTGTACAAATAATTTACTTCTGAAATTTCTAGCATTTTTTTAGGTAATACCATACCTGTATAGGTTGTCATGAAATAATTTATATTAGCTTTTTGAAGGAACCATTGAACCCGCAGAATATTTTCACAAGTACTGACATAACTTTCTACCAAAGAATAAAAAGATTTATAGTATGTATTTGTTAGTCCTTTTGGATTGATATCTCTGTCTCTACTATTTAGTATATACCAATTATTCAAATTTTCTACAACCGCTGTAGGATTATCTGGGCAACCATTAACTTTAGGCAAATCATTGTGGGGGTTTTCAATGTAGATAGCTTTTCTGTTAGGTCCTGACCACATTATAGCTACTAATAATTCCGATGTATTGTGATTCTCAACAATATCAAATAACTGTCGCAAAACTTTCTTGCTAATCAAATCATTACCTTGACATGATAATCCAGTATGTATTGATTGTTCAGGCTTTATGTAGTTTTCTAGATGATGCGGCCAACATTCGTATTTAGCTACTGAAAAGCTACAGCCACCTGTCACTAATATTTTCATTTGTACTTTAAATTCCAGTAAGTATAATCGGTTTCTTTTAGTGTCGCTGTAATGGCATATTTATAACCATATGCCAGGTGATCTATATGTCGATGATATGATGGTTTTTCAGTTGCGTGTTCCATAATAAACTTTCCGGCTTCAGAATTCTGCCATTCCAGTATAGGTTCTGCGGCATATATTTCAGGGTCTTCTACATCGCTCACCATAAATTTATAAACAACGATGGTATAATATGTTATTGGTATACCATCTATGACCTTAACATGATATTTCATACCGCCATTTTAGCCTTAATAGCGTCATGTGACTGATATCCCAATAATTCTACATCAGTCATAGTAAATTTTTCTATGTCTTTTATTGTAGGATTCAATTTTAATACAGGTTCAGGATACATAGGACGACGCATTTGTTCTTTGACTTGTTCTATATGGTCTGAATAAATGTGTGTATCACCTGTAGAAATAATTAATTCTCCTACTTCATAATCACAAACCTGTGCCATCATATGAGTAAATAATGCGTAAGATGCGATGTTAAAAGGTAACCCTAAAAATACATCTACACTTCTTTGATACATGTGACAAGATAATTTTTTATCATTGCTTACAAAAAACTGGCACATAACATGGCATGGAGGTAGTGCCATTTGATCTAACTCACCAGGATTCCATGCTGTTAGTATATGTCTACGACCTGTAGGATCTTTTTTTAATCCTTCGATCAGAAGGATAAGTTGATCAACTCTTTCACCTATCCTAGGTCCCCATGATCTCCATTGTACGCCATAGATTTTACCTAAATCACCTTCGAACATTGCTTTAGGCTTCCAATAATCTGCTTCAGCATTGGGAGTCCAAATAGTGGGTTTAGTACTATTGCGATCACCATGAAGAATTTCTCGTAGGCGGCGTTCATCACCACTACCCTCAATAAACCAAAGTAATTCGCTTACAACCGCTTTCCAAGCCAGTTTCTTAGTTGTAACGGCAGGGAATCCTTCACGCAAATTAAAGCGAAGATTAGCGCCAAAAATACGATAGGTGCCAGTATTAGTTCGGTCATTACTCAGTTCTCCTTCTTTTAGAATTTTTGCACATAAATCATGATATTTTTTCATTTTCTTTTCCAAATTTCATATTTGTGATCTTCACAAATAGTTGATTGTTCCTGTGTGAATTGTTGATGTATTTTATCAAGGTCTATGTATGTATCACAAGTGTATTGGGTATAAGTCTTAGATAAATGTAATGTATCTATTAGATGCCAACAGCTTGTTATTAAACCTGCCCCACCAATAAGCCAACCATTGTTAAAATTTTTAAAATGATTTATGTTATTTGTTTGTATAGCCCCATCAGGTAAATCAAGTTTAGTGTTCGACACAATAATATTGAGTCTGTTAGGTAAAGGTTTTTTGGGCAAACTTAACCAAGTATTCCTACCCATTATTATAACTTGACCATCAGTTAAACTTTTAAACCTAGGCAAATCACCTTGAAGTTGAGTCCAAGGTAATTTGTTTTTATATCCGATCCCACCACTTGGATCGCACGCTACTATAGCTTTCATTTAAGATTAGATAAAATTCTATCAGTTTCAGGTTGAACTATCTCAGCTATTTTTCGTATATTCAATACAAATTCAATAGTGATTATGAAATCATCCATTTCAACTAATTTAGTATTAATAGCTTCTTCAACCTGCTCGGGCTCAAGTCCTTGGTCTAACAATTTTTCTATATTGATTGTTTGTTGTTTTTTACCTTCCAGTTTTAAAACGATTTTTTTAACAAACTCTATAGGTATTCTGTTCTTTTCAACATCCTCAAGGATGTGCTCCCATTTATGTACGAATTCAGGTGACATTTACTTTTTTAGTTCGTTGTTTGCGTACTTTTGTTTCTACTACAGGTGTTTTTGGGTCCAGTGATGAAGCTTCTTTGAGTAGTCGGTCGGCTTCGGCCATTAAACCTGTTGCTTCTCGGGTCATACGCTCTGCTTGTTGTCTCAAATCATTTGCTATAGCATTATTGCCTAACAAGTCATTAGATGTTACTACTGGAGCAGCACTATTATTACCACGCATTCTGCGGGCTACATCTGCTGGATCTTGTAATCCTGCGCTCTTATCTAATTCGGATAGGCGCTTGACTGCTGCTTCTCCTTGATCCATCTCATTTAGAATTTTATTCAATTCATCTAATCTAATAGTAGCATTAGGTGCAGGTGTCATTAATACCTGAGATGTTTGTACTTTCTTTAGTTGATGTTCAGAATGTAATACTTGTAAAATAATTCTACCATCAGTATGGTAAGAACGATTTAATGCGTCAGCTAGGCTTTGACTATGCTGACCGATATCGCTTTCTATGCATTTCATCAATGGATCGTGAATATGCTGGTTAAGTACTTCTGTATATACAACTAAACACATATGGGGTTCGCCTGGTATTTCTCGGAACACAACCGCCACCTTGCGATCTCCCATTTTACCTATATGTCTTAAAAAGGCCATTTTTAATTCTCCTGTTATTCGTTATTTTATTTAACAGGAAGAAATGCTGTCTAAATTTTATTTTATGCCCATTTTAATTCGTAGATTATAGCTTCTTGTGGTATTTCAAAAGCAGGCGACCCTGCTAAATTTACCAGCGAAAACAAATTAATGTCGTCAATTCCTTCGTCCTGGTAAACCAGAGAAAACCTACCTTTTAGGTAGGTTAAAATCCATTGCTTAGACTCAGGTGTCAATGGAGTTCTAGTAGTTACAAAATGCGGCGGCGTGAATTTTAGTTCACGCTCACCAAACCATGCAGCGGGATCTATTTCGTACTCATTCATTTTTTGTTAGTGAATCCAACATCTTATACTCTTCGTAGGCATTAACAACCGCAGGTGTAGTATTTTGATTTGTAGGTACAACTTGTAGCCAAATTTGTCCACGAATACCATTAGTGTAATATGATTCCCAATGATCAGGAAAATTACGAGGTTGATGAATTTTGCCTTGTTCCCAAAGCCGTTTCGCCAAACTTTTATAATCTTCCTCTGAATAAGTAGACGCAACATACTTAGTGGGAGCCGTCACATAGTAGTTGCCCTTTTCATAATATTGGTCAACTACCCACATGTATCTTTCAAAGGTGGGTGCCGAAGTTGCTGTGACAATCAACAAAACATACTTTTCCGACACTTCGCCCGATAGAATAGATTTAAGGCATTGTCCCAGACTTGTACCAATATACCACATTATACGATCACCTGTTTGTAAGTTCCAGCGCGATCACTATAAATTTTATTACCCACTGATCTAATCGCGTCAGCCATTGCTTGGGGATTTTTCTTAAATTGTTCCACGACCTTGTTATAACTCAATTCACTAACGAACTCATAAATTTCATAATTGCGTTGAGAATTCATCTTAGCTCGCAGTAAGATATATTGTAAGGGTATACCTCTGGGCCTAGGTGGTTCTTTTTCTTCTTTTAGAATGGCAACTATTTTTTTCTTTTCCCATTCATCAAAATCTTTTTTGGCTTGTAGGACATCATGTAAGCTTTCTAGGCCATACATGTCCCAAACTGCTACGAAATTATTGAGTTTTTTCTTTCTTGACGAGGGCATAAATTAGCTCGGCTTCTTTAATAATATTGGCCAAAGATGGAGAATTTTCAGAGGCTTGTAAAATTTCTTTCCACAAAAACCATTTAGCATTAGCACTAGCACTAGGATCCATTTTGACCAAAGTACGCTCACCTGACATAGAGTTACGGCTATAAACCGTTTTCCCTCCATCAGGTGATTCGTAGATTACAATCTCCTCAAGACTTTTTATGGTCGTCATAAATTGCGTATTGTCCAAACGGGGGATTGGGATTAGGATCTCCATGAATGATCCAAGTAGTATCACAGAAATCCGGATCGCCCCAGCTACCACAGGGGTAACCATCAGTAAACACGATTAGCCGTTTAGGTTCTTTGCCAGTCTCCTTCAGGTAATCGAAGATTGCTGTAAAGTCAGTTCCACCACCTCCCATGGGCTCATAATTTTCAACAGAGTCCATATTCTCACTAGTGAAATCCTGAGGATTGTAAATTTCAGTATCGAAGCAAAATACATGCACCTTGTAACCATCGAATGATTCCATCATGCCAGAAATTTCACCCAAGAATGCCTGAGCCTGTTTTGTGCTGATAGAACCTGACATATCGATTGCCACATGAACATCGATTTCCTCACCAGGAGTCATACCTGGCATGATAGCATCCATGTGCCAGCTACGGCGACTGGGGCGCATCCAAGAATAGTCAGTGCGAATAGCCGAAGTCAGGTTAGTTTGAATAAGCTCACGCCACGGCATAACCGGATTAGTGAATTGCTTAATCATACGCTCGACACCTAGGGGCAGTTGACCTGCCTCGGCGCTTTGTGCAGCATTAATAATAGCCTGCTTGACTTCCTGACGCACTCGCTCACGCTCTTCAGGTGACATTTGAGGCCGCTTACCACGACTTTTGCCTTCTTTATCACCTTCACCGTCACCCTCGCCGTCCTCATCACCTTCCATGTGATCGTCCAGCATCTGGTCAAGCAGGTCATCGATGGAGATTTTCTTTACATTTTTCATCAGGTCATCATAGATTGCCTCAGCCGTCATACCCTCATATTTTTTATCATAGAGGCAAGGAACGGTAGTAATGAATTGACCTACCTGATGTTTTTTGAGGTCAGCATTGACGGCGTAATCGTCAGCAATATTCCAAATCTGAGGGTCGCGGGTTTCGCGGCGGCCCATATGATCATAGACCACATGAAGCACCTCATGCCCTACCAGAAACTCAACCTCTTTAGGCTTGAGCATCATAATGAAACGGCTATTGTAATAGAACTTCATACCGTCAGTAGCAGCGGTACCACACCATTCATCGGCGTTGACCAGTTGAAGGCGAGTAGCCAGATTACCAAAGAAAGAATGGCGTAGCAGCAGACCGATTCGGGCAGTGATCAGGCGCTCGCGTGCCAAATGATCGATTTTAGGATCAGTGGGACCGATAAGTTTTTCGTATTTGCTGCTACGCTTACGCTTACCATCAACCACTTCAGACATTTTGACTTGACGCATGAACATACTCCTCTGAGAATACAGACATTATAGCAAATATCGGATTTATTGTCAAATCTTAGGAATTACACAAACTGGAATAGGATTCATTTTGTGCAAGTTTCTGGCTCGTATTGCTCGATACTTTTTAAGATTTGCTTTCTCAGCACTGGTCACAGACTGGTCTCCTGACTGGTCCAACCACATGGCTCGCTCCAAGTCAGAATAGGCCATGCCCAATTGATCTTCATCTGTGCGACTATCATCCCAAAGACCATCTGTAGGAGGTGCTTCGATAATAGATTTTGGTATATGTAGTGCCTCACCCATAGCCCAAACATCAGTTTTCATACAATCGCCAATAGGTGAAATATCTACCCCACCGTCACCGTATTTGGTAAAGAAACCTACACCAAAATCTTCAACCTTGTTACCTGTACCTACTACGATTCCGCCAATGCTTTGTGCAATTTGGTACAAGGTGATCATGCGTAGTCTGCTACGGCTATTTGCAAAAGCCAATTTACTATGATAGGCCAAAGTAGCTGTCTTTTTTTCAAAAGCACTAAACACGGTGGTGAGGTCAATATTTACATGCACCACATTGTCATAATTTTCTGTAAGAAAATCGATTTGTTCCAGTGAAAGATTGTGTAGTTTTTTATTTTGCCTAATTGGCAATGTAACCGCAGTTACGGGTAATCCTGTTTCAGCACATAAAGTAGAAACTACCGCAGAGTCGATGCCGCCCGACACTCCTACCACTAATTCTTTAATCTTGTTTTTTTTGGCGTAGTCTTTAATCCATTTCGATATAAACTTTGCCCTGCTATATGGTGTCATAAAAATCTCCAGTGTATTATAATTTATACCCAGTAATCAACAAGGTATAATTTGTTCTATATTAGTGCCGGACAATATCTGATGGATAATCTTCGGCGTCGTCAATATCAGAATCAAAGTCCACAGGAATACTCCTTTCAAATAGCTTGCCAGAATCAGCTAGGCTTTGAATTTCCTCTACAATTGAATCCAATTCTTCTTGGGTGCCTGTAAATGATTCATAAAATTCTCGGGCAAAACTTACTTTAATTTTCATATAAATCCTAAAATAAAAAGGGTGAGGAATAATCCTCACCCAAAAGAGTCAAGCTACCTTAATCAAGGTAGTAAACAAGCTTTTAGTTGCCTGCTTCGACAATGTACTTACCAAATTTCTTGTGGAACTCATCGAAGTTTTTAAGTTGAGAAGGCTCCATGGGAAGCTTGTAAGTCTTGAGCGCAATTTTAGCACCCATGACAACCAGTTCCGTTTCGAAGTTATCCATAATGTAGCGGAAGAAGTTATCTGCCATACTATGAAATTCCTTGCTATTGACCTTTTTAGTGTCAAGTGAATCCTTAAGCTCATAGCACATTGAGATAGTCAGAGAATACATAGCCGAGATTTCCTTGACCTGTAGATCCCGAACCTTACCTGCAAGAATATCAGCCGGCTCAGGCAGCTTGCCAGAGTGACGACGATGCGCCGCAAACTTGACTGCCAGACCCTCACCTACTGAACCTGCGATCAGGTTAAACAGAGTATCGGAGTCGGTGTCGTTTTCATCCTTGAGCAGGTCGCTAACGAAGACCCAGCTACGAGGAGTAGCGAATGCCCTCGAAGAACCTTTGCTATCAAAATCGTAGAGATCCTGTTTAGCGAACGACAGATATCCAACCACATCCTTGTGAATGCCTTTGTTGACTGCCCAGTTTTGCCATGAAGTGAAGTCGGGGCGCATTTCCAAGTGAACGAAACGATTAGCCAGGGGCATTGGCATGCGATAAGTAACACCCTTGTCGGAGTCACGGTTGCCTGCGGCAACGATTACCACATTTTTAGGCAGACGATATTTACCAACGCGACGATTAAGAACCAACTGATAACCCGCAGCCTGTACAGCAGGGGGAGCCGAGTTCATTTCATCAAGGAAGAGAACCACGATAGGATACTGCGAGGCGAGTTCCTCGTCAGGAAGATCGACGGGGGGAGCCCAGTCCATCTTGTTCAGTTCCTTGTTGAAGTAGGGGATACCGCGAATGTCAGTAGGCTCCATTTGAGCCATACGCAGGTCGATCATAAGACCGCCCAGTTCTTCGGTGATCTCCTGAACGGTCTCACTTTTGCCGATACCCGGCGGGCCCCAAATAAAGACCGGACGCTGCGCCTTGAATGCAGTCAGTAGAGCCTTGCGAGCCTGAACCGAAGTTACGGTAAGATTGTCAGTAACAGCCATTTGCTTATTCCTTAGTGTGATATTGAAAGAAAGTTGAGTATACTATGATGATGATTTATTGTCAAATAAATTACTGCGCGCCAGTCCAACGAACTGACCCAAAATTTCCAGTCAGCACATTGCCACGGGTGAAGTTACGGGCAGGAGCAGCCCACGAAGCGGCTTTGAGAATATCGCCGTTTTTGAATTTGGAGTCAGCCTTGATAACGATGAAAGAGTGAACCGAGCCCTTGCTGACCACTTTCAGGTACTTGGTACCTTCATCGATACGGAGATTGGCGTCAAACTCAGCAGCCATTTCATCCGCAATTTTTTGCTGCTCTGGGGTCAGGTTGCGGCCTGCGTTCCATTTACGGTAGTCAGCCTTGATAGCCGCCAGATACTGATCCATTTCTTTCTTGAGCATAAAAACCTCTGTTTTCTCAGTGTATAGTGCTATTATACACCCAAACCTATTTATTGTCAAGTCCAAAATGGTATTTCATTCTGTCTACTAAACCACTCCGATTGACATCAATCTCAAATTCATCAGCCATTTGTAGGCATTCCCTTACAATCAACTCGGCGAACTTTTTCAGTTCAACATCAATTGGCCCTTCTTGATGAACACACGGTAATGATTCATTGCCCCAGGGAGTAATTTCAAATCCAGCCTCATCAGCAAGGGCATTTAACTTTTCTGTGTTCATTCTTTAACTCCAAAATGTTGTTTAATATGTTCAATACCAAGAAGTCTACCACTTGCCCAACCCTCATTGTACGGCGAAAGAAGAGTTGGGTTGTTCATTGCGTATTCTGGCTTCATCAAAAGGTCAACGCATTCCTGCACAATCAACTCGGCGAACTCTTGTGCGGTTGTCTCTTGGCCGGTAATAATTGGATTATTGCGTCTAAGACCGATGAGCCATTGAAATCCTGCCTGTTCAGCAAGTTCCTTGATTCGTTCGTTCATTCTTCTACTCCAAAATGTTCTTTGATATCGCTGATAGCCTGAGCGTATGCAAAATCTGCCCCGTCGGAAAAATCACTAGGTGTAAACCCGGAATACACATTTTTGGCAACAGTTTCAATGCATTCTTTCACAATCAACTCGGCAAACTTTTTAGGATCATCAATGGTATATTGTGGCCAACTGTGCTGATTGCCACTATTATAATGACCACCTGCCTGCTTGACAAGTTCACGAATTCGTTCGTTCATTTTGTAGGATTCCTTAAACTTTTTTCAAACCATTCTCTCAAGTTAGAATTCATCGTAACCGTGTTATCTTCGTAGAATTCATGCTCACACTTTATACGAATCATCTTATACAGATTGATAATATGTTCTCCTGGATTGCCCCATTGACGAAGCTCACGCCGAATGATCCTATTCATAAACCATTCTTCAAACTTGTTCATTCTTCAACTCCATGATATTCCCAACCGCCGTCTGCTCCTGAGTGTCCATCATAACCCCAGACATTCAAATCATTATTCCACTTGCGATTAACTAATGTCAACCACTTAAATTTTCCATCAACTGTTTTCACTGGAAACCAAGCAAACCATTTCACCATTCATTAACTCCAAAATGTTCTCTAATTTGTTTAGCACAAAGTTCTTTGGTATCAAACTTAGCCACGAAAACTTCATCATATGTCTGTGCCGCAGTAATTATTACTTTATTGTCAATCAGTTCCGCACATTCCTCTACAATCAACTCTGCGAACTTTTCCAAATCTGCTTTTTCAAAGATTACAAGATCCTTCCATGCAGCATCGCCGCCTTCACCACTAGGATACCCGTCGGGATACCAAGCGTTAGCCTGTTCAGCAAGTAGTTTAATTCGTTCGTTCATTTCAACCTCTAAATTCTACTAATGTAACCAAGCCACCTTTGTTAGAAACGCTGTAGGCAAATTCTTCAATCATTTTAATGATGATATCTTTATTGCCGCCAGCAAGACCCATACCAATGTATGGTAAGCCAATTCGTTTGTTACCGTATGTGTGAATCAACTTTTGGCAAATCAATGCAAATGCAGTATATTCAAATACATCCTCGCCAGTACTCATATTGTATTGAGTGTATGCGTTGATAATAGTGAATGAATGTTTGTTTTTATTAGGCAATGTTCTGCTTCGTGTCCAAGTGCCTAGTTTGTTGTAATCGCCCTTAATAGTTTCCCACTCGACTTCTGCTGCCTGAGGATAGCGTTTACTAATCTCAAGGGCAATGCCGCCGCCCATGGTGTTAAAGCAATTACAGCCTTGAACAATAACATCAAAGTAGCCTGCTTCTGCTAGGTCGAGTAAATTACCTTGTTTATGAATAAGCATTTATTTCCCCAAAAAAATATTTAATCGTTCAATTTCATTTGCCGCTTCTTCTAACAGGTCGGCAATGCGATCGGGTTGACCTTCTTGAACACTTTTACGGTCTTTGATCTGCCTTCGTATCTCGGCGCGTTTCCGCAACCTGAATACTAGGCTTTGTTCAGTTATAGGTAAATGGCTTTCATCCTTCATTTTAAATTCTTATACATAGGATAATGTGGGCTTCTAGGGTTATAGAAACACCGTTCAGGATTGTGTGGCTTGGCTACATTCTTACCGTTTTCAATAGTCCATGTCCAAGCAATCTTACCACAATATGCACAGGGTTCTTTGGGAAGTAAGGATTGTCGTTCGTATACTTTATCTGTCATTATTAAATACCATCGCGTGGAACTCGTTTTCTTAAGCCATTCATCCAATTCAAAACACTTTGGTCAATCAGTAGTTCAATCGTTTCATCTGCATTCTTGAATCCATCTTTCATGATCTCCTGAATTCTATCTCGTAAAGCGTCATGGTCTTGGTGCGTAGCAATCAGTGCTTTAATCATAACACTCATTGCCACAAATTGTGCCGCACTTTTATCATCCATTATTCAACTCCAAGAGTAGTCAACGCCTTATTTTTTAATACCTAAGACTGCCTTTTCTTCATCCGATAGTTTGGCTAATGCTTCTCTTTTGACTTTTGCGAGGTGGCGTTTTTTGGCAGCGGCTTCGCGGGCTTTACGGTCAGCCTCTTGGTGTTTGTCCCACCATTCACGAACCTCGTCATCTTTTAGAAGCAAAAAATCAGCATAGCCACTTTTAACCAACTCATTCATTGCTTTACATGCAATGCGAGCCAACCTATCATTTTGCGCTTTTCTGTCTGCTTCATAATCTCTGCAGGGCATGTTATTCTCCTTTATTACTTTTCCATAAACTTTCGCACCCAAGCTAGGCGTGCTTGTTCAGACATTGCGGTGTACTCAACTATATTGAGTCTAATAGCATCAATGAGATTATAGTATTCCTCATCAAGATTTTTCTTGATATCGTTTTTCATATCAACTAATTTGTCGGTACGAGGGTTGCGGGCCACCCACTTTGAGGTCAGATAATATGGTGACTTGATTTTTGATGATGCTCCTGATTCGGTATAAAAAACAAATCCCTCATGAGATACACCTTTAACTTCCTCAACCAGTGAACCCACGGTAGTGCTATGATGTTCAACTGGTAGAGTGTCAAACTCTACAGCCAGCATACGCAATAGCTTTGGGTCAGGATTAGTTGGGCTTGCTTCCCATGACTTTGGTCGATATCCCAGCAGATACATACCTTCAGTTTCAGGTATGATATGTGGATCGTTACGATGCACACATTCAAACATGAAGGTAGTGTTATACCACTTACTGCATACTTTGCGATACCGTTCAACATCAATCAGTTCACGGGCCATTTTAACATAATCTGAATCCGTAGAACCAGTAGTTGACACTAACAGGTCATCATTATACCAAGTCACTGCGACCATAAAGCCATTGACTTTACGATATGCATTTACTACGGTGTTCGGATCAAGTACAGGTGCCAGCTTTTCAATACCATAGTTGTAAACTTTGGTGAAAGGGCGGGATACTACATTGAAGTCGGCGTCAACAATAGTGCCGCGGCATTCTTCCAAATATTCGTTCCACAGGTCATCATAAAATACTTTTTTAGAGTATTTCAGTACATAGATACCATCACCTGCAGGCTTCATCGAAACCAGTTTTGGGTTAGATTCTACAAACTTGCGAAGTTCTTCTTTGTTCATTTTGCATCCAATATATTATTCTTACATTATAACAAAAACGGCATTTATTGTCAAATGTAGGATATCTCTATTTCCATTGCAAATTATTTGCAAAGTTTTGCAAATACTACAGATCCTGGTTGTAGCAGTAGACAAGCTGGTTGTTCATTTAACTGGTAAAGCATATTGAGTTTATCTAATGATAGTTTTAAATATGTAGTACAGTCATCATAAGCGAGTAGTGCAAGTATAATACTTCGGAATGCATCCCAAGCATTAATCCAATTATTATCATGCTGCCAATGGCGCCTACATGGCTCTGCCACTTGGTAAGCCTCATCTGTTACCATATGCCAAATGATTTCTCTGTTCTTACCCAGAACTACTAACCAAGCCTCATTCCAAGCTGTATCCCAATCTCGATCCCAAGCTGATATATGTTCTTCAGTCCAATCATCTGACTCCCTGCAAGACCAAATATAGGGATCAGACGCTAATGACGATATCGCCCAATCAATATATGCTGCATTGGGCAGATGACTCCAATGGACAGCATGTTTGCTCATTTTTCACCAAAATATTCTAATACTTTTGTAATTGCCTTAAAGTGTACTACATTAGCAACATAATCTATGCTCTGGCATTCAGCAATATCGCCCTGTTCCATAAGATTTTCTAGGCGTTCAATGTCTTCGGTAATCATCTTGGCATATTGCTTTAGATTTAAAATAGTAATCCTATCAGCGGTTTCCCAATCAATAGTTAGACCTAGACCTTCTTCCTTTTTCTTACTCATTGAAAAGCTCCTTGATATCATATTGAAACCGATCCTGCATACGCTTGAGGCTTTCTGCAGGAACATTGTGAATATTACCAAACTGATTCTGACAAAGAATCACTTCAGGTATGATGCCGCGAAGTTTAGCCATTTCAAAATACGGCTTGAGTTCCTTGATGGTAGTGAAAGTATTCGACACCACAACATTGACACCTTTGTCCAAATAATAGGCAGTTTCAGCTTGACACCAACCATGTGCGGCGCCCAACTTGGTCGCATCGAATTTGTATTCTCCTTCACGGTTGAAATACATATCGGCTTCCATGTGTTTACCATATTCTTGGCTAAGAATAGATTTGGCCAGGGTAGATTTACCTGAACCAGGTACGCCGCGGATAAGAATCAGTCGTGCCATTTACTTCTCCAACTTTGTTTTAATTTCAGAATAAAATAGTTGATACTTTACCATTCGGGCAACATCTTTTTCAGACACACCTTTGAGGCGTCGAATATCAGTATTGTGTCTGAGATCGGCCATTTTCACTTGCATAGCATCTGTGTTTGCAAAGACACCTTCCTTATACTCATCATATGTCTGACCAGGAACTTTGGTCAGTGCCTTGATACCTGCGATAACTCTTTCGCTGATACCAGCATCGCGCAGGTCTTTGTAAGTCACGCTGGTATCTTCGATTACATCGTGGCCCAAAGCCATGCACATCAGTTCCTCGTCGTCAGTTTTGAGGTAGTGCATAACTTTTAGTGGGTGTAGAATATAAGGATTTCCACCTCGGTCAAACTGACCAGCATGAGCATTGGTGGCTATCACCAACATTTTCCCAAGCATTTCACCTTTTTTCATATCTGGACCTCTATCAATTAGACTCAGTATAACATACCAGTGATTTATTGTCAAATATACAAATGTGGTTTTTTATCTTTTCTGGCGTTGATTCGTTCTAACACAATATCTCTGGCAGTGGATGTTTCTTGCCACTGCCCATAAAATTCTTTAGGAAAACCAGTAAAAGATTTGGCTCTGTCGATAGTAGTAGTGTATCCACGCTGCTGCATTTCATGAACTAAACGATGGAATCTGTCTATCAAATAATCCAATTTATCATAGAAAAAGGATACATGCCCTTTGTTAAGGGTGAACTCTTTGGGAACTTTATTTAGGACATCATCCTGTTTACGGGTAAGTAGTGATCTTCGTAAGGATGCAGGAACCATCGTAATCTCCCTATATTCTGCTATAAGGTGAAGACGATGGAGTTCCTTGGGGTCTACTCCTGAATTGATACGGGTCATGTTACTTTATTACATTACAGGACCAGTATGATGCCCTTTGATAGCGCCCTTGAGTGCGTCAGCAATCAAATCTTCCATAAGAGTTACCACATTACCTGTTGCATCAAATCCAGCATCACGGGCACGGAAAGCTTCCAATCCGCTTTTGTTTCCGTGCAGATGACCATGAAAGTGCAATGAACCACGATGCATACGATCCCATTCTGCGATAGGATAGTGTAGCATTACAATATAATTGCCATTATAATTCAGTTCCAAATAATCATGGATCTCGGTGAATTGAGCCGCGAATAATTCATTCTTGAGATTTTTGCGGTCGTGGTTACCTTTGACCAAAACTTTGCGACCATGCAACCGTGCTAGGGTTTCTATCGCCTGTTGTGGCTGCTGAAACGAAACATCACCTAAAATATAGACCTGATCCACAGGATCAACTTTCTCGTTCCATTGACGGATCATGTCCTCATTCATTTGAGTCATGCTAGTGTAGTGACCACGAGTTTTTGGGCAAAACTTTACAATGTTGGGATGCCCAAAATGTAAGTCTGATGTAATCCAAGTTTTCATTTTTACCTCATCAATTGTGCCATCAAGACCAATTTTCGTAAATGGTCTATCGTTAAATTTATTTGTTCTACTTTTTCTGTATGTATTACTGTATTCCTAGTTCTACGAACTAAAACCTCTAACCTAGATAGGTCCGCAACCATTTTATCAATGTTGCGAACCATTTTTTCTAGATCCTGATTGTAACCAATAGCATTCATCTCTGCCCGAAGTAGACGATGAACCTCTTGCCAATCAGTTGATATTTCAATTTTCACTTTAATAGTGTAACATATTATTGATTTACTGTCAAATTGCTATAACTCATACAGGTATCAATAATCCAGTGCCACATTCAGTGCAGAATTTAGCAGTTGCTTTATTCTGTTTACCACATGTCACACACTTTGGCTTATTTTTTACCGTAACAGCTTGAGTAATAGGTTTATTATCAGGTGTTTCTCCCAATAATTTTAGAACGATGGAATGTTTTTCGGCTTCAGTTGCGAACCAAGATGCTGTGTTAAACTTTTGATTACTAACACTGCCTGGTACCGTAATACCTACATCGTTGGTGTAGCTAGCATTAGTGCAGCTAGCACTAGTGCTGTAACTTTCAACACTATTTTGCAGTAGCGCATTAGATGTAGATATTCCTCTAGATGTTCCTCTAGATGTTCCTCTAAATGCGGAGCTAGTCCAATTGCCTGGTGTGCTATATGTATTGCTCCACCAATTATTATTATTGATATAATTGACTTGAAGGTTTGGAATAACCTTTTCAAACTGATATTCTACTCTAACCAGTCCATCTTCTAGTTTGATGCCTCTGTGTTTTTCTATAGCACCAGTGCGTTCGATAAATTTGAACCTAGTACCTTCATTCAAATTATTATTTTTGATACTGCGTTCTAAGTCAACTTCTTGGCCACCATATAATACAAATCCATTAGGTGTCATGTT